GCCAACCGACAACGTACGTGCCCTACGGACGTTGTCAAGTGTGCTCACAAGCTCCAGGATTGTGATTGCGGGCCATTTTCGGCTCTCAACTTCACGCACTCGGTTTATTACTTTACGGGTGCTGAGCTTATCGAGGCGTTGATAAGCAAGACGACGAAAAACGTAGGTTATGCGACCTACCATAAATTTCCCGACGCGTACGGTGGATTCCACCAAGGCGAAGCGTCTTATGAAAACAATGGTGATTGGGTCCGCATGAAGGTTCGTGGCAATTTGCACACGTACTCACACAGCGCCTGTGTCTGGGACACTGACGTGTGGGTCGGGGGCTACAAGCTTGAGGTGGAGCAAGTGGCTACCTTTGGTGCATCTACAGTCGTGCGTCTCCAGGCCATTCCCATGCCGGAGCGTCCGATCCCCGCCGCCGCCATGTCGTTCGACGATGTGGTTGGCGCCGAGGGCTACTTTGGGCCGGTTCAATTCAGCAATGCACAGCGCAATGTGTTGACTGTTAATGACCGAGTCATCAACCTAACTTTTGACCTAGACAACGTTTACGCCTATGGCTCCTTCATCGGGGTCGGATCGTCGTCGGCACGTACGTCCGTGCCAATTTCAGCCATACCGATGGTGGCTACGCGGCTTGTCAACCGCAAACGCGACCCCGCGACGTTCAGGGACGCTACGTATTACGCTAGAAATGCAGTCGAAGGGTCGTACATCCCAGTGGCTTTGAAACCACAAGCGGTGTCGGTCGTTGCTGCATTGGCCTTCGTGCACAACTTGCAAAATGAAACGGATTTGGCAGTCACCATCAATGAGAGGTGGTCGACGATGATGTCAATCCATGGGAATGCTGTTGAGTTTGTGCGCATCCGAGCCTGGCGACTTTGGCATTTGTTGGGACTGACCGTAATAGCCACGGTGGTCGGTTACCTCATTGCTGAGTATGATTCGTGGCGAACTTCGGACGTCTGGGCCGTGTATTTTGTCATCATCTTTTGCCCACTTAGTTTGTTGTGGGTGGTATTTCTGAATCGCGATGCAATTTTTGGCCGTGTGGCATCGGCGTGGCAAACACTGTTAGGCAATGGAGAGGCCTCACATGTGGTCGCGCCAGCAACGTTGCCCACTTCCCGCACTGTGGTGCGTGCCAACCTTATGGAACCATTGATACGAGTCGATGGCCCAGGATCCTCCCGCAGAACCGATGCACCCGGTGAGCGGTTGGCGGTCGTACGCGACGACCGAATTCCAGTAAGGATTGCTGAACCGAAGAACATTTTGTTGGCTTCGGGAATTGTCTCATCGACGGTAGTGCCGAGTGTTACGACCGGTACTCAAGAGTCAGCGCTTGTCGCTGTAACGCACAGAGTCCTAAATCCGAATAATTATGGACCTGTCTTGAGTGCCGTTGAGCACTACCAATCGACGTTAGACGGGGACTCACGGTTTGACGTTCCGGTCAATATGATATCGGACACCGTAGAGCACCAAAAGGAATATGTTTCGAATAATCCTAGCTGGTCAGTGGCTTTGAAAACCGCTGTTTTGGCTGCTATGGACAAATACGCACACGCAACTCCCTTTCCTACCGCCACCAAGGCCTTTGTCAAGGTGGAGAAGGATAAGCCCCTGACGATGGAAGGGGCACCGAACCAGAAGCCACGGCTAATTCAAGCCCCACCTGACCACGTAAAAGGGTTTTGTGGATACGCAGTGAACGCCGTCTATTCGTGGTATCGCAAGGTGTGGGATGGGAAGGGTCGACAAGCGATCTTCTATGCTAGTGGGCTCGGTCCGGACGCTATTGGTCAGCGTATCGAAGAGTGGATGGCTGAAAACGGTTACGACTATGATGATCTACTCATGGTCGTGAACGATTTTTCTCGCTATGATTCGACGGTACGTGAAGACCTTCAGGAAAGCTGGTACAATCGGATGTACAAGGCTGGGACAACAATTCGAACACTCCAATGGCTTACGTCGGTCGAAGTCAAAGGCAACGTCAACGGTGTCATGTACCGTGCTGCTGACTATCGGCCCCTCAGACGAGGCCTGCCCTTATGGTTGTGTCCAGGGCGCTGCACCGAACAACAGATTTGTTCGGGCGGTATGGACACTAACGCCTTGGGCACGTTCGTCAATGCTGGGTCGAACGTGGCCTCCATGAACAAGGCATCCGAGACACTTGGAATGAGTACGCCGCCATACTTGATGATGGTGTGTGGCGATGACGCTAGTACTCTACTCCCTAAAAATTTCGTCACACACCAGTGGGTGGATGCGTGGTCGGAAAATCTAGTGGCACTTGGACTTATCCCCAACATAACCCTCGCGCACGACCGAGCCGACTGGGAGTTTCTTTCGAAACTCTTTTGGGCCGGCCTCGACCGCGACGGCAGAGAGCACCTGGTCTTGGGACCAAAGCTTGGGCGTACTATTGTGCGCTTTGGCTGGAATACCACACAACCAGGTGAGCTCAATATGGCTGGGGCGGCAATTGGCATGGTACGTGATGCCCATCACATCCCGTTCGTTTACGAAATGGCGGATAGAGTGGTAAAATTGCTGAAGAGTCGTCGGATTAAAGGGCGCGAATATTCGTCGTTCAAAGGGGTCGCACAAACTTTTGACTCCTGCGAGACGAATTGGCGCATCCTCCGAAATCGCTACCAGTTGGAGCCAGTCCATTTGGAAGAGTTTAAGTCTTTGCTCGGGGAAATCACTGCATTGCCAGCAGTGATTAACCTAGATTGGGTCAAACGCGCGTTTGAGCGCGACGCCGAATAGGGCTTTCAAAGTAGCCATCCACATAAGTACTACTATGCCTAAAGGTATGAAGAAGAAGGGGGGGAAGAAGAACAAAGTCACCAAGAGTAATGTTTTGGCGAACAACGTTTCACCTAGGCCCATCGTCAAGAATAAGGCGAAGAAGCGGG